GATATCGTGTTTGCCCCCGCATTTGGTGCATCCTTTCCCGTTTGAATTGTTTGTTTGGTAAAAATTAACTCTTCCTTAGTCATTTCTTTAGAAGAAATTATATCTTGTAAGTAGGATAATTCACCTGGTTTTATAGTATAATATTTTTTAGCAAGTTCATACAAATCATATTTTCTACAACCCGCAAAGAATGAATCAATGATACTATCAACTCTAACTCTGTTTGTTTCGTTACCTAACACCTTATCTACAATAACATTTAGTACGGATGGGTGGTCAACTACAATTTTCCATGTTAATGTACCTCCTCTTGAAGTACTTTTATAAGTGTAGATTGGTTCTGGTCTACCTAAGAATTCGTTTGGTTGCCAGTTCGCCTGAACAGTTTCACTGAAGGTTAGTCCATAAGGAGCAAACCACATTACTCTACCACCATTTGGACCTCTCTCACATACCGCCAAATCCGAAACAGAATATCCTGGTGTACTCGATGTTCTCCACGCTAAATTCTCTAACGAAAACATATATTTTTTGGCATATCCATTACCACCGGCACCACCGTTAATTAAGTTAGTTGACGACTGTCCACCCTCCATTTTATTAGGGGCGATGTTAAGATTATAGGTATTATCAAATACCGAATCCGAAAATCTTCTACCATTAACAGTTACACCATCAACTTTTTGAAGGTCATTGTATTGTAAGTAAGGTGTGTCTTTAGCAAACACTCTACAATATTCGGTACCCACTTCTTGTCCGATAGCCCCTTCATATCTATAAACTCTTGAACCTTTAGTAAGTTCTTTGTACCCATCATGGAATACTTTACTTACTTGGTCAATAGCATTACCAACGTGTTGTAACCTTCTACCACCCTGAGGTTGGCTATCTATTATTCTTTGTGTTTGGTCTAAAATTGAACCTTGTTTAAAAGTTCGTTCAGTTGACTCAGTTGAATTGTATGATGAAGGTTTAAAGTCTTCGTCCTCATTGGTTACTTCACCTCCAATACCAACTTTCTTACCGGCATTACCCTTATACTTTGGTGACACCCACGTAAATCCACCCTCAATACCACCACCGTTAGAATATGTTGGCCCATTAGCACCTAATTTAATATCTTGACTTGGTCCTTCATATAGTTGTGCCAATTCTGACGGTCCATAAACAGGTGATTGAACTTCTTGTCCATAAGCATTTACAGGAATATCACCACCTGGCGAAAATACTCTTGACGGTTCTGACGTAATTGAACCAATGTAATAGTTACTATTATCTGAAACTGTTCCAACAATCGCTCCCGCTAATCTGGCAATAACACTTCTTTCAAAGTTTGGTTTGTATCTATTATAATCAATATTTTTAAACAAACGAGACCTCTGTCCTGCGCCCATGTTATTGTACATGATTTGAGAACCAGAATTACCACCACCTAATAGTCTGTTAAAAAATTTACCAACACCTGTATTTCTAAAGGCATTAGTCATTTGTTGGATTGTGGTTGGTTGTCTAAGACTAATGTTCGGGTCGAAGTATGAGCCAGGTATTGGAGATACAGGTAATATACTTCCTCCTAACCTTAAGGCAAAATTGGCCGCCGCAAGTATTGGATTCGCGGTAACTGTAATTGTAAAGTTCGGTTCGATAATTGGAACCACACCTGACAAAATGTTAACAATATCACTTCCACTATTAATGTTTAATATATTTGCCCTTCCAATAGTATCTTGTCTTATTTGAGCAGCAATTCTTGCCTCAAATTCTCTTCTAAGTGTTTGGGCACCTAACTTAACAATGAATGAATCTTGACTCATTAATCCATTACTACCGCCAGGGTCATTTGAAAGTAAGATAGATAACGGACTATAACTTGATGGTACAAATGTTGTTGGGTAAGGTTGGTTGTTAGATGTGTTGGTTGTTTGTGGTCTACCTAATGAATCAAAAAATTGTGCACTATCTAACGGTAATTGATTTCCGTTTGAAAAAACATTAAGTGGTTTCCATCTTTGAGATTCGAATATGGATTGGTCTACTATGTTAGCATCTTGAAACCCATATTCACCTTCGTTTGATTTAGTATTTAACAACGCTCCTGGGTCAGGAACTTGTTCATATCCACCCTCATTACCATACTGATTAAGTGGGTAAAGTTGATTTGCAAACGATGGCGTATCGATTAGTTGGTCGGGACTATCTTGAACCGATGTGTCAGATTGAATGTACTCTATGTTAATTGGGAGCGTAGGTCGGTTAGGGGACTTAGCATAAGGTGTTAAGTTCCTAGTTATTAGTTTCTTTCTGAAACCATCCGAGTTTATAAAATCTAAAGGACTTCCCATTAATATCTTTATTTAATAAATAGGTTAAGGGTATTTTTTTTTACCCGGTCGCACCTATTCTTGCCAAAGTTTTTCCTGTAGGCGCCTTTGTTGGATTATCTTTTGAATTAAGACTTACAAAATATTGTTGTCCTATAGTACTGGTGATTGCGTCAAGAAATATCTTAGACACCTCTTCTTTATGTTTTGCAGTTAACGACTCTTGGGGGTCTTGTTTAATATTAATATTAATATTAAAATCTGCCTTTCCATCAACATTAAGTCTTGATGATTGGTTAATTAATGACCCAGAGTTTGAAACGGTTTCTTTAATTGCCGTTGTCCTATTACCATCAATTAAAGACCTTCCTGGTTGATTTCCTTGAATGTTATTAACTTTGGCACCACCTAATAACGTATCGTAAACTTTATTAGCAGTTCTTTGTGCACTATTACTATTATCTAATTCATTACGACTGGCTTCTAGTATTTTAATGGCCTTTTCCTGAAGAGAGTTACTTATGTCAACTCCTTGTTTCTTTAAATTATCCATATAATCTTTAAATGCTTCTTTGGTTGATTTATTATCACCAGTTAAGTCCAAAAATAACGTTCTCATATCTCCAAGGCGGGCAGAAGTAAAGTCTCTGACCGCGCCAGTATTGGCTAATTCTTTATAAGCGTTTTTTGTAAGTGATGTTCCAACTTCTCCCACATCCTTTAAACCTTTTAAAAATTCTCTTTGGGTTACAATACCTGCGGCAACCGCCATCCTAATTGCGGTAACATCATTAGCCATAACCTCCATATATGTCATTTGACCTCTTGCAATTTCTTCAAGAGTTTTAGGTCCATTTTTTTGCTCATCAATTAGTTCGTCAAATTCTTCTTGATTTAACTGTTGTAATTCTTTTTTGGTTCCATCTTTAAGTTCAACCTCATATCTACCACCCTTACCCATACTCGCAATGTTTTGTAAATATTGTTTGTCTTCTTCACTACCAAAATGTAAACCAGCAGCATTAACTTCAGAAATTCTTTTATCAAGTTCGGCGGCTGCCAATCCCATTTTACTCATTTCCTTCGCACTAACCCCTGTTTGTTTTTCCATTTCTTTTAATGTTAAAACCCCTTGAGGATTAATTTTAAATGTTTTTGTTTTCTCATCAAAATACGTAAACTGTTTTGACACGTTAACTAAACTATCTTGTAGTCCTGATGGGTCATTAATTGATTGATTCATTAATGAAAATGGGTCAACTAAGGAACCTGCGGATACTCCTAATCTTTGGAAAGCGGACGCAACCTTAATTGCCTCTTCAGGGTCTAAAACTCTTTCAGCTAAGGTAAAGGTTTCTTTCATTTCAAACCTTAACATTGAGGCCTGTGCCGCCATTTTGGTTAAACCTTGTACCCCACCCTCAAACTGATATCGGTTCATTTGTTCCATATTAGTTTGAACATCTTTCATAACATCAACGGTATTACCACCAATACTTTGAATATAATTAATTGATTTTTCTAACTCTTTAGGAATCTGAGAGATTCCGACACCAACATTTAAAAAAGAATTAGAAATATCTTTAATAGAACCTCCCAATATTTTCTGAGCAGCAAACATATTACTAACATCCTCACTATTAGCAATAACGTTTCTTCTCGAAGCTTTGGCTATTTCATTAATTGTATTGGTAACCTCGTTAATTCCGCCACCTAATCTCTTTACACCAGGAGCGGTGTCGGCAATCGCGGTTTGTATTTCTACAAGTCTTTGTTTTGTTTGCCCAAAAGCGGCATTAATTTTAATTGCACCTGCACTTATACCTTCATAAGCTTCTGTAAATTCTTCAACGCTTGGTAATCTATAAGCATTTTTTACATCATCAGAAATACCTGTTTTTACACCTTTTGCCATTTTTTAAGTATGTTAGTTATTGTATAAATACAAAAGGACTGATTTTTCAGTCCTTTTTATTATCTTCAATCCATTTATCTAAAAGATACTTTCTTGTAAAGAGAGGCATCGATTGAAAATCTTGGTAAGTAATGTTCATTAATGTTGATAAATAGTAAAATTCGTCAAGTTGATTTTTCCTATAGTTAGAAGAAAGGGCGAAAAAAGTCCACCCCGAAACCAACATTAACTGTCAATTTTTCTCCTGATGGGGCTGTAACTACTCGTTTCATATCCAACTTTGGTTCATTCTCATCCATAAAATTTCTTATGTATTTTGAATCTAAAATTGGCATTTGTTCTATAAATTTGGCGATTTCGCCCTTATCGGTTATACCGTTTACTTCAATAATTTCTTTTTGGAGTCTTAATGTTACTTTAGGAGGAGTCCTTCCTGAAGGATATGAGTCAATAATTCTTTGATTTTCAATTATTTCTCCATATGTCATTGGTCTTAACTTAACTGTTGAATTTGACTTCGGTAGAGTTGTTATAAATGTACCGTCTTCATTTGGTGTATTACCTTGTGATATACTTAGTTGGTCTAATAATATTGTTGATTTAAACGGTTTTCTTGTTACTGGGTCGGTTAAAGTAAGTTCCATTTCAGGCCCAAACGCAGTATTTCTTAAAAAAATTAAAACCGCTTCAACATCTCCTTCCAACATATCTTCAATACGTAAATCGGGTTCATAAATTTTTGACCTCAAAAGATTTTGAGTCATGTCGTCTCCTCCCGCCATCAATAGATTTTCATCGTTAGCGGTTAAATAACCAACCTTAATAGATTTTTTTTTATTTTTGTAAAAAATTCCTTTGGACGGTAATGGTACCACGTCGTGAGGAAGTGAAAAGTTTGATTGTAAGTGTTCGTTTGTTTGATTTTCCATATAAAAAAATAACCGTAAAGTTTATGTCTTTACGGTTAAATATAATTAGTATTAATTTTTTATCAACACATGTGTTTTTAATTTATATTAAATAATTAATAAACCAATACGCATCTATCCATTCTTAAAGATACGCTAATATCCGCAAGAGCGTCGGTACTGTACGCCAATGAACCAAAGTCAACACTTGTTAGGAATGTGCCGTATAGAATCCATTTTTCAACTACAACTCCTGTTGGGTCTAACATCTCAAGGTCAATATCTTTTTTGTAACCAGCAGCATATCCCATACGACCTGTTACAGATTCGGCGTGTAAACGAACCCATTCCATAAGAGCTTGTGATGCAGAAGGCCCAATCGGGTCTCTAAATTTAACAGGTATTTCATCCCAATTAAATCTACCAGCAACATAGGTTGAGGTATTTAAAAATTGTATCTCAGTTGGTGCGATTTTAATTTTAGGTCTTGCAGTACTTTCTACAAACCATTCGTTAATACCTAAGCTTGATGGAAACCTTAAAATGAATCGGTTTTGTCTTTTCGGTTCATAAGGAATCGGCATTTTCATTAGTAAATCAGCCATATTATTTTAATTTTTGTTTCTATGTTTATATCGATAAATATATCCATTTGAAAAATTTTTCTATTTACTTAAAATTTTAAAAATGGTATTCTTTAACTAGACTTCTTTTTTAGTACCTCCAGTTGTAGAATAAGTTCTTACTATATTATCTGGTTTATTTTTAAAATGTTTTTTCATTACTTCTATATTCTTAGGGTCATCGTCTGAAAAACCTATAGAAGGCTTACTAGGAATAAAATTATTATTAACATCATTCTTTAAAAAAGCTTTCTTATTTAAAGAAGATGCGAGTTCTCTAATATAAGTTACGAATTCTTCCATAGCATCCACCTTAGCTTCTTCAGGATTCACTGCTCCCGCTTCATCTCCAAACGAAACTGGATGATATTTATTGAGGTCTAAATAAGTTTTAATTAACTCTTCGTCACTCATATCTTCTTCATCTACAAACGTTCTGTATTTCTTAAGATTTTTAACTAACTCATCTTTACTTATACCATTATAATCATTTATGATGTAATTATAAACTGCTTGTTTAAGAGTGTTTGGGTTGTGACCTCTCGCTGTGATTATAGAAAAAATCGACCCGTTATTTATTGCCTCTCTAAAATCGTCAAACGCAGGACCTTCCTTAGCCCTCATTGCATCGATTACAAAATCTTTATCACCTTCAGTTTTAAAATTTCTGAATGGTTTGTCTCCATAACCTACAATAGTTTCACCCTTATATTCAAAAGGTTCTTTACCTAAATGATGTCTGTGTTCCGCAAAGTCGTCAGTCGACATTCCAATCTCTTCTCCGTCTTCACTTTTTACAATAATCTTCGTCGGCATATGTACAATATTATCATCCCAATCGAATGCGTAATATTTCATATCAGGTGAACCTTCACCTTTAAATCCTTCTGTTAATTTTTTTCTCATTTGGCTAAAGGGGGGAGTTTAGTTCCCCCCGTTATTATTAAATATTCTCAAACGAAGCTCCTGTCGGAGTAATAAAGAATTCGATATCGATGAATTCTAATGCTTTCGTTGGTTTTAAGTAGATTTTTCCTACTAATGTGTTTCTATCTAAGTCTTCAGGTGTTGAAGAAACTGTTACGCGGAAGTCGTATAAACCTCTGTCTCTTCTGATTGAGTCTAAGATTGGGTTAACACTGTCTAAGAATTGTTGTCTAACGATTTGGTCGTTTTGTTCGAACAATAATCTTACCGCCACTGCTGAAATCAACTTACGAGCTTGAAGTAATAATCTTCTTACGTTCAATCTGTTAAGAGCTGTGTCAGCAACTTGTAACGTTTTGTTACCCCAAATTACAGTACCCACATCTGCGAAAGTCGCGATAGGGTTAATTCTACCTTGATATAACGTATCTCTATCTTCTTGAGTTAATTTAGTTCGTGCTTTGATAGAGTTTACAAGACCTCTTGTGTAACCCGCTGATGCGAACCATGGGAACGCGATATTATCTGTTAATGCTAAGTTTCTACAAACTTCACCTGTTGGTGGTAAGTAGATTTGTGTATTGTTCACAGTATCTCTTACTAAAATCCATGGGTAATAAGTCGCTGTATAGTTTGAGTCAATTCCTGTGTTATCTAAGTTATCAACTGCCTCTTGTGGGTAAATGATATCTAAAGAGTTAGTTCCATCTGGAGTATACATTAAGTAGTCAGGAGTTGTTGCGATATACACAGAGTCAGCTCTTTGATATTGAACCATATCGATAGCTTCTTCAACAAGATTTGAGTTGTTAACATAATCAATCGCTGTAGTCGCAAACACGTTGATGTTTGTTGCTTCAGGATTTGCAAATGTTAAAATACCAAGTAAGTAAGCGTAGTAGTCAGTATTTGCAAAATCTTGAGTATTATTGTTTATAATAATTCTCTTAAACAAACCTTCTCCCGTTGCTGTAGGATATCTTGTAGAAACTGAAGCTCCTGCTAAGTAACCTGATGCTCCTAATTGGAATCTGTCTTGATTAGTTCTGAATTCTCTATATTCATCCCATCCGTCAAATCCACCTGCGAAACATAATGTGTATTTTCTTGAGTAGATAAAGTAATATGGGTTTTCTTGAGTTTCAGGGTCGAATCTGAAATCCGCAACACCACACTCAAATGCGGTTTGACCGCTTGTTTGATATGAGTTAGCGATTGTAACTACAGTAGCACCTGAGTCCATGTGGAAACCTTTACTTAAGTAATTCCAAGCCTGACCGTCAATAGGTAATGCTGAATTAACCCAATTTGGTGGATTTTGTTTACCTTTGTAACTTAAGAATGATTCATCAATACCAAATTGACTTGAAAACCCTAAGTAAG